TTAAACTGTGTGTTACAGTGTCAGCAGTATAACTAAAATTAATAGTGGTGTCAAGTGAAATTTACCAGGAAACTTTGATTCGTTCGGGCCTTCCGTCTGCAATGTAGAAATCCTTGACTTCCTGAACCTGCTTAATCCAAGCAGCATCGTTGTACGTCTTGTCAAAGAGTGGCTTGATGATTAGGCTGCGCTTGCTGCCGAGCGTAACGTCCTCAGGGAAGGCGCCAGTGATCATATTCATACGTTCAGTGAACGTGAACGGATTGCGGATCGTGCGAGCCTTACCTGCCGAACCTACGAGAATCAATACATGTCGGGATTTTTCTAGTGCGATGTCAATGACACGCTTATGTTCTTTATGAAAGGGCTGAAAACGTCCCACAAAGACCAATAGGTCAAATTCTTTTTCAGTGTTATTCATTGCTCAAAACTCCTTTGAAGCTATTTTATATAGAAGGTCTATCCCTCTACAAGTCTATTTATACATGGAAAGCAGGATGAAGTCAAGAACTTTCTTCATCCTGCTACCCATTTTATGCTACATTCCCCATATTAACAGCAGTATTGACAACAGTGAAATGAACAGCGCCGATCTTGATATTATCAGTGTCAACGCTCTTCACCGACCACAATCCAGCGGCGTGTTTAGCAATGATTTCTGCTTCTGCCTGAGAAGAAAACTCATATCCATAGCGATTGTGAGGAGAAGCAGTCCAATAGAACGGATTACATCCTGATGCAGTAGGATCGTGCGATACTACCATCATGCATTCATTGCCGCAACGATCAATACCAGTAGTATAGGGGAAGTAGCCGATTCGTTCGTCATTACGATTTATACCATCAAGATTGAAAGCCATGTTACTGAACCTCTTCTTCTTCAATCCAAGGGTTGAGTCTATCAGACAGCAAGGACTTGGCCGCTTCTGCCTTTTCCCGGGTGCTATATACGCCCTCGGTAAAGAACTCCTGATAGTCTGCGGTAGACTTTACCGTGTAAAGAATGAAAACCCTGTCCATGATCAAGCTCCGTAGATGCAGATGGTTTCAAACTCATCATCGCTCATAGCAAGGTAGTCCATTTCAGTGTAGCCGTAACGATCAACACCATCACCGATACAGACATAGTTGCCATCAATATCAAATGCGCTGTATCCGTAGCTGTCAAAGCCATCCTTGTCATAGTTAGCAAGGTGAATGCGGGTTTCGTATCCGCCTTCGGGCCAAGTTTCAGGGGGAATCTGCTTGTCAGCGTTATAGATGAAGGTGTTGTTGTCCCACTCAGCAATCATCTTGCGAGTCAGTGCCGGGCTGTATTTACCTTTGCTCATCTTCATGTCTCCTTGCTATATGTTCAAATAACAAGGAGACAATCGGATGTCAACCTTTTTATTCTAAAACTTAGTAATTAAATCGACGCTTTTTGGTAAACATCTTTCGCAGAATCCAAATCAGGAATGCAACTGCAAGGACGATCACGATAATCTGCATAACGACCACAAAAATGTAAGTCATCAGACTGCCCCCGTTATCCGGCTGGGCATAATCTCCGCCTTGCTGAGCGTACTGCTGCTGCATACCCTGGCCACCGCCGGCGTTGACATAGACTGGAACCTGCTGCTGATGCGGGCGATCCATCATCCACATCCAGAACCAAGGACTGCTGAACGTTCCTCCGCCGAAGCCACCGTAATATCCGTAACCACCGTAGTAGTGGTTATTGACGATAGGGCGGTTGTAATAGCCGCCGCGATAGCCGCTGCTGTAGCCACCACTGTACGTTGGACGAGAAACTACCCGAGTCTGTGCGGGCTTATAGTTATAAGATGATCCATTGTTGAAACGAGGGGATGCAGCAGGTGCCGCGGGCCGAGCGTAATTTGTACTAGGACGATATGTGGATCCGGAGCTAAAACTACGAGAACTCGAAAAACTTGAGCCACTAGAGCGGAATCCGCCCCCGCCGCCGAACTTTCCAGCAAAAGCAGGCTGAGCAATCATTACAGTTGCCATGAAACCGATGAAAAACTTCTTGAACATGTCAGATTTCCTTATTCAGCAGGGATAATGGTAAGAAGGTGATCAAGGATTTCCTTCTTAGTTTCGTTCTTGTCCGATTCATCAAGCTCGTTGAAATAATCAACCAGCTTATTGAAGGTGTCTTGCTTACCTTCAAGAAACTCAATGTACTTCTGTGCTTCGTCAATGACCTTTCCTACAGCGTAGGGTTGGGTCTCACGAATGTTGTCAAAATCTTCAAGCAAACCTTCATACTTCATTGCTATTCTCCTTACCAATTGTTACTACGATTGATTTCTTCATCAGTGAACTGGCCGCCCATGCGATCAGGGTTACGGGCCCAGCTATCTTCAATAGCCTTCTCACGAATGCGGCGAAGTTCAGCACGAAGACGAAAGATTTCTTCGGCGTAGCGTTCATGACCATAGATATCACCGTGAATGTCTGCACGGATATCATGTTCCATTTCGTAGATGAGTTCTTGAAGGGTCTGCTGAGTCATATCACTATCTCCTTGTTACACGAATCATATAACAAATAGCTGAGCGCATGTCAACCTTTTATTCGCCGTGATACTGCCAGAGAACCGCATTACAATAAGCATGAACCGTACCAAGAGTCATACCTGTATCGTGTGAGTGATGCAGATGATGAGGATGCTTCAAGAAATTAGGTGGAAATAGTTTCCAATCTATTTTCTTGTTACGAATGCCCTCCGGTGGAGCCTTCATCAATGAGCTTTTGCAGTAGTAACAAACGCCACCTTGCTGTTTAATATATTCCTCACGCACTAACTTACGCTGGTGGGGAGGAGTATTAGCATAGTTGACTGGCAGTATCACGACTTTTCCTTATGCGTAGATTACGAGTGCAGTTCCGCATTCGCTACAGAACTTGGCGTTTGCTTTGTTCTGCCTGTTGCAAGTTACACACTTGAGCTTAGCCTTGACAGTGACTGGCTTACGAACAGCTTCGTTGTCAGGAGTTTCACCGAGCAACTTGAGAATGATACTGTTGGTTTCACTTTCAGTTGCAAACCAGCTTGCATTCACAAACTTCTGTTCGCTCTTGCTACCAGGTACAGTGATACCTGTTTCACTCTGAGGAGCAGCATTGAATGCCTGTGCAGAACTTGCAGTCAGTGTAGCACCGACTGTCATGTTGTTAACTGCGGCATAAGTTGTACCGAGTCCATCACCACCGCATGTTGTGGTTCCTGTCATCCAAGATGGAGTTGCAGTGCCTCCGCCTGCTGAGCGTAATACTGACCAAGTTGGATCACCGTAATACGGCTGCGACGGTGCAGTCCAGGTTAGATTATTATTCCAATGAATGCCATCTTGACGCTTGTAGACCTTCTCAAACTGAAACTCTACACGAATCAGTCCATCTTCCAACTTGATACCACGATGGTCTTCAATCTTGCCTGTACGTTCAATGAACTTGAAACGGTTGCCTTCATTCATGTTTCCGTTTCGAATAGCACGTTGAAGGTCAATTTCTTGTCCGGCATTGAGAACCAGTCCACCCGGCACGACATTATCGCCGTCAATATAGATATTGATCAATGCTCTTACTGTGTTGAGATTCTTTAGTAGAATCGAGTACTCAGAACCGAATGGGATATAAACGGTATCTTTAAATTCACGGAGTACTTTTCCGTTGGCTTTGATGCTGGCAACCAGCTTACTATTATACATCATGTTTCTTCCTTTCTACGGACCACAGACTAAGGCCCTGATTCTTAAAGTCTGTTAAGTAGCACCATGCTACAAATCTATTTATATGTCAAAACTCAGTAAATTACAATAATCTTGTTACCCGTTTTTACTGCTACGCAGCGCATTGCCCAAAGTGTTGATGTTGCTTCCTTGACGGCGAATGGTCTTGCTGTTTAACTCAAGTGCTGTTGCCATCCGATGAACTTGTTCGCCCAAAACTCGTACTCTTTCCTCAAGATACTTGATTCGCTTTTCAGAATCAGTTTCCTTTGGAATCGGAAGTAGGTTGTCTTCTGTTTCTACGATTCTCTTATTTGTGTACATTTTTGACATAATTATTCCTTAAGAATTGATACCATTTAGCTTGAATCTCACGAACTCGGCAATATGGTCAGCTACATTCACTTCGCAATATTGCTCGAATCCTTCAAATCCCGGTGCGGAGTTTGCTTCACATACCTTAAATCCGTGTTCATCAAACAGTAAGTCGATACCCGCAATCTGCAATCCGCATACTCGTGCAGTTTCACGAGCAATATAGTCGATTTCGTCGGTGACCTCAAAACGTTCTCCGTGTCCACCATTTGTAATGTTGGCGCGGAAGTCACCGACAGGAGCAACACGTTTCATGGCCCCGATCACCTTACCACCCACAACGAAAACTCTTAGGTCTTCGCCTGGTCGATGCCCTATATACTCTTGAACTATGAGGGTCTTTGCACTTTTTAGTGAGTCCACAAATTCCATCAGCTTCTTGAAGTCTTTCTTCTTTTCACAAAGATAGACACCTTCACCGTAACTACCATTCAGCACCTTAACGATGCACGGAAAACCGATCTTGTTCTCCACAATATTAATCTCTACTGGAAAACGAACCAACATTGTTGTTGGGATCGGAATATGATTGCTTGCTAAAATCTGTGAGGTTCTCAGCTTATCTTTTGCAATTTCAATGCTATCAGACGAGTTCACACACAAGACATGTTCTTGTTCGAACTGTCTGATCAATGCTCTTGCAAAATTATTCGTGCCTGATCCTGTACGAGTAAGAAACAGTTTTGGTTTCTCAATCGCAAGACCTTCATACTTGATACCTGTTTCGGAACCTTGATTGACCACGATGTCATATTTGTCAGGATGTGTTATTGTAGCATCAATTTCGTGTTTAGCAAATGCCTCAAGTAAACGATGGCATTCGTACTCTTCCGGACGCTTAGATAAAATAATTACTGACATGGGGACTCCGATTGTAGCAGTATTTAGTCAAAATGAGACAGCACTCTAATATCGTGAGCCAATGTCAAGAATGAAACGATAGGATGATCCGCAGGTTCGATGGTAATGTGATAGCCACCTCCGGCCTTCACGAACGGGTAGAATTTTACACCTGAATCTTTGATGGCTTTGTTGACTTCGCGGAAGGCGGACCAAGATACATGGAACTTAATCTTCTTCATCGTACTCATCCTCTTGTTTCCAATACCAATCAGGATCATGATTAGGATCATCATAGTCTTGATATTGTTTTTCATTTGGCATAAGGACACGGAACTTATCACCTGCCGATAGTGTCAGGAATGATAGTTCTGATTTATTCATGATTTCCGTTACATAAAATGTTGTGCCGCACCTGCCACCAAGCGTCTTGAATGGACCATGTTTGATTTTGGATTGGTTTATAGCGTTTTCAACATCTTTCTTACCGTTGTAAGTATACACGATGCGAGTTATGCCCTTCGCCTCATTACGAAGACGAATCTTGTCATGTGCAGTGAGTTTAGTGATGTTGGCACAGTTTTCCTCGTCAATAACGAGAAGACAGTCTTTAACCTTGATACTGCCTTTAGTGCTAGGATTATCTGGGGTTTCTTTGGTAGACCACGGAACCGTACATTCAACATGCTCTACATAGTAGGTTTTACCCTGTGTTTTAACGACCCACATGGGAATGGTCGGATCGGTCAGGTGTCCTTTGTTAAAGTGGAACACTACGTCCTTACAAGCAATTTCTAAAATCTATGACATATCAATTAACTCCTTTTTCAATTAATTTGCAGTTATCAAAATGATAACGATACATTGTATTTACGGCTTGTTACCATTAGATTGGTAGTTTTTCCGAAATACTTTAAACCGGTTAGGCTATGACGTTTAATATAAAAATGGTAGGTTTGAACATAATAATATATTTATCTATAATACTAGAATATTCAATCTATGCCATTTTCTTTCTCCTTTTTTGTACATTTTGTGGTATAAAATGTTTCATATTTAAACTTAAGTTCATGTTTTGCCGCATCTGATATACCGTATCCGAGTGCAAATCTATGTTTTTCTACGGAACAGGAAATATATTCATTGGCAAACTCAGGGTCAGCATTTCCAGCCAGTGCCTCAACCCTAATAATAGATGAATCTGTTGAACACAAATAACTAACTATCTGTGACATGTTTTCATCAGAGCATGGCTGTCTAACTGTAACTTCTAATGTCTTGTTCTTATAATCCGCGATGACATTTTCAACGTTTTTAGTGAAAATGGATTCGGGGTCAATTTTATCATCTAATATGACCCTGAATCTATATGATAACAGCGGCATGATTAATCCTGACATCATTCTTTTCCTTTCCTATTATTTAGTGCGGTAAATTAATGAATGCAAGAATAGCTACATACGTTAGTTGATGTAGTAGTTGATCAAGCCCCAGCGCATTCCAAAACTGAGGGTGAGTGTCGGCTTTCCAGCCCTTAATACGATTGATGTTCATCTTTGCATAATCAATGAAGTAGTGGGCAAAGGCTTCGAACAGAAACATAGTATATGCTGCAACCGCAGGGACTGAAAAATATAACAGAATTCCATAAGTAGTAAGGGCGTGGAACACCGCGTGATCAATGCCGCCGCGATGTCCCAGCGTCCCCTTATTTCTCCACATGTATTCTGGCTGCAACAGAAAGTCACAGACAAAGTGTTTAACTTGAAGTGCTACCAGCAGCCACAATACAGTGTTCATAACTTAGCCCTGCTGCTCTGCAAGAAGATACTTGAGAACATTCTCAGGCGAAGTTTCGCCATATGGATCAGTTGCACAGTTATGCTCGATTCCCGGTTCGATGAACCACTTTTCAATCACACCGTTGTTTACGATGACTGCGTAACGCCACGAACGAACACCGAAACCAAGATTGTCCTTAGAAACAAGCATGTTCATTGCACTAGTGAAAGTGCCGGAACCGTCTGGGATAACCTGAACATTCTCAATGCCCTGATCCTGCACCCACTTGTTCATTACGAACGAGTCGTTTACAGAAATGCAATATATAGCATCAATACCAAGTTCCTTAAAAGCAGCGAAGTTCTGCTCAAAGCCAGGAAGCTGATAAGTCGAGCAAGTCGGGGTAAATGCGCCCGGAAGCGAAAAAAGAACGACTCGCTTACCACCGAAGTAATCGTAAGAGGATACATCCTGCCAACGATACGGATTGGGTCCTTCGATGCTGTCATCACGGACACGAGTCTTAAATACTACTGCCGGAACGACAGTTGGAAGTGCGTCACTCATTTTATTCTCCTATATAAATGTGGCGCGCCTGACAGGAATCGAACCTGCAATCTTGGGTTTTAGAAGCCCTTGTGACACCAATCAGCCTCGGGCGCGTTTAATTTCTATTTGACGTTTATATCAAGTATTGGGATTATTGTCAATCGTTTTGGGCGAGAATGGAAGTTTAAGTCTACGACACATAGCTTTGACTTGATCAAAGGTTTTGCCTCGTTTGATTTGACGGAAACCTTTGTTGTTGTGGTGCCTACGAGTCTTCATCCTTATGACCCTCGATAAACTTCTGTTCTTGAATGCTGGGCTTGTTGAAGATTTTCTCTGAATGGCATACAAGACATTTAGGATTACCACAATCCAATGCATGATGCTTTGCCATTCTATGTGGTTGGGTCAATAGTTTAGAATTATGCCAAACAGACTGTTTAGCAATACGCAACTGCTTCTTGATTGCATTTGCGGTCCGATGCAGGCGCTGCGCCTTCTTGGATCGATCATCACTCATTTCTTAGTATTCTTCCTTGACTCAGGATTATGAACGTTTTTTTGATTGTCTAAAAGTTTCTGCTGTTGTTGCGGTGTCCAGCCCATGTTTTTGATATTACCCTTGTGTACGAGCATATTGATTAGCTTTTTACCGCTACCTAAACGATTTAAATTCATTGTATCACCCTTTGATAAGCAGTGCAACATAAAATGCTGCACTGCCTATGTTTTTAGTCAATAGATGCGTTAGCTCCGCACTTAGCTCTCTTAGCTTGAGTAAGAGCGCCAAAGTTTACTGGCCATTCCTTACCGACAGGAACTTCCTGTGCATTCTTTGGAAGACCAATGCGAATTCCAGCTTCCTGTTCAATCTGTGCAACTGATCTACGATAACGTGTCAAGTCATTACCGAGATTAGGATATGGTGCAACATGTGGGAAATACCAAGCAGCAACATAACCAGTTTCGTCATCAATCACGATCTTGTAGAATGCATGAGGAACGACGACTCCGCGACCAATTTTCTTGTCTTGTGGTCCGTAGATTGCACCTGAGATAGCAGTGAACGGACGATTCTGCTGGTATACCCAACCGCGAAACGAAGTTTCAAGCAACTTCCAAATACCACGATTAAGTGATCCTGCCTGAGGGGTCATATTCGTCATTAGGAACGATTCAAATTCTACTTGTTGATTCCATGACTGATCACCGTCAGGTGCCATATGTCCCTTGTCATATCCAGTACCTGCATAGTCTTGCGGTGAGGCACTACCGGGTACACTTGCGTCAGTAGCAAATGCGTTTGAACGTGCTACACAACCCAATGCAGCTTGCGGAGTAAGAGTCCATTCAACATATTCAGGAATGTGCGCTGCTGGATCGAACCCTACGAGATATGCTTCGCGGCAAATCATTTCCAGTGGACGAGCAGATTGAGGAGCACCAAATGGTGCATGTATTGAGCATTGCTGTAGCGGAAGAGGTGCTCTCTGTCCCCAAGCAAATGCAGGTGTAGTAGGCAGTGTCAACGACACTGTAAGCAGCATCATAACTGCGGTTACTAACTTTTTCATAAGTTAAACTCCTTGAGTAACTATTTATGAAAAAGTTAGTATATTATTATATTGTGTCTTAGCGCGGGCGATTCATGTTCTTAACAATGAAGTACATCAATAGTGCTGAACAAGCAAACAGCGCAAGTCCGCGAAATGCTAAAGGAATCACGGTTCCACCTTATATTTCAAACGAAGCATTTGCCGATCTTCCATCAACAAGTTGAGTACGTGTCCCAACTGGTCATATGCTTCTTGGTGCTTACTGTCTTTCATTAAACGGTAAGCACCAAGACTAATCATTGAAAACCCATCCTCAAACAATTGTCCAGCGGGAATAGATTCAATGTTTTTATGCATCACTGATTTCCTGTTCCGATTTCAACCGCTTGATGCGTTCTTGAATGGCTTCAACGCCTTCAGTTACTGCCCAGACGAGAACCTCCTGGAGATGACCAGTTTTGCATGGATATTTATATTGATCGTTTTCATACTTTTTATCAAGAAGAGCAATGTATTCATCAACAACAGCAGAAGCGATTTGATACTTGTTCATGGTAATCTCCTTCGTTTGAGTATGAAGTGGTCATACACTAAAAAGAATGTAGTGTCAAAAACTTTTTATCCACACTCACTGGTGTATTCACGAGCGGAATCGGCTGCTCCATACATCTGTTCCATGCATTCGGAGTGAATGAAATCATAGTTTTCTTCGGTAAGCTGATCAAGCTGAAAATCATTCAGCGGAGTACCGTTTTCAAACTCAGCATAAGCGATATATGCATCGCAAAACTTAGGATAGTCCTTGAAGTCAACACCTTCAACTTCTGCAAACAGAACCTTACGACCATTCAGAAACAAATCCATGTCTTATCTCCTTAGTTGTAGTGCGACTTAATAAAAGCTTTTAATTCCAAATTCCAGGATGGGTCAACACGTTCATGATACCAAACCCGATGTTCATTACCACCAGACAGAAGTTCATGATGGCAACCGGAACACTGCGACCCAGATTCCAAGTAAGTATGCCCAAAAGTGCGATAATCAGCGCAGCCGAAAAGCTGAGCAATCCGCTTTGAATAAGAAACAGCATTATTTTTTCCTTAGTATCAACTTGATGTGTTGCTTGTACTACTAAACTATCACATTGTCAAGCAGTTTTTATCTCGGTTTGTATGCTCGCTCAAGACCGGGAATGTGGTCTGCGAATGTACAAATCCCATGCCCAATCTTGCTCAGAGTCAATCCCACAAGCATGATAGGTGCTCGCACGAACAGCGCGACTGGCAACAACAAAATATTTTTCAGTGTCAAGTCCATTTTTAATCCTCATCACCAAAGTTTTGTTTACCCCACTTATAGAACCGCATCAACTTATCGGCTGGGCCACGAAAAATAAAAGTTGATTCAAGCCAACCTTTCTCTTCGTAATAGTCAATACCCGAAAGCAGTGCTGCCTTGCGAAGTTGACCACGAATAACTACGCCAGCAGTAACTGGAACGCGACCTTCACCTGCTTTAAGCGGTGCAAGAGCTTCACTACGGTTCATTGTCAGTCTCCTATGAGTTAGTTAACGAAATAACGCTTCTTTGCAACACCATCTCCGATGGCAAATCGCTCTACCCCGACATATTGAATGTTTTCAAAATAGCCAGAACCGCGGTTGTCAATGGAAATATCACGCCCGAAGTCATCCTTGAACTTGATAGTGTATTCTTCGGAATGTTCAGTGACATACTTAGCCAGCTTATCTGCTTCCGCTTCCGAAATAGTAGCGTGAAGAATGTCGATCCTTCCATAAGCACGACCGAAGCTGTCCCCAGTGTCATAGATCATGTAGACCACATAGACATAAGCAGCATCATCGGGAATAACAAACGATTCGCTGCGATAAGGAACATCAGCATCGTCTGTAATACGATAGGCATCAACCACACGCGACGAATACTGTTCTTCCCAATCACCAAACTGCACTCCCTCAAAATGCGAATGAGTGCAATCTTCTTCATAATCAACACGAATACGCATAAAAATACCCTTTTCAAACTAGACCATGATATAGAAGGAAAAGGGTATCGTGTCAACCGAAAAATTTAAATTTATTCCATCCAGCAATCACAGTTGCAAGTAGTGACTTGATGGATGGCTTCCGGTACATTCAACGAGGCAGGAAGCATTGTGCTGCTTGTGAAATTAGGATCCAAGTTAGGTGGAAGATTGTTTGGATCATATTGTGCAGCAGGTGCAATCACTACGATAGGATTGATAGGAGTAGCAATCGCTGGACCAACTGGAACTGTCGTGCTTACGACTGGATTAGAAGTACCATCTAAGATAGGAGTGATGTCCCCAGGAACCATATTAGGCAATTGCTGGAATCCAGGCACTCCGTTAGCAGCTTGTGCCGCTAGTGAAGGAGGAACATATATGCCCTGAGGAGTAGGTGCCAAGTTTTGACCAGTGTTGTTTATATTAGATGGCCATGCAGGTATGGTATACGTTTGACCGTTAAGACTCAATATACCTTCATTTACTGCTGCGCCCGGAACAGTGCCATTCGTAGTCAATGTGTTTTGTATGGTAGGTGAAACTGTAGCTGGAATGTTGTTATCAAGATTAATTCCAACAGACTGCAATCGAGCCTGATTGCGTTCTTGTCTACCCATTGCCACGATGCTTTGACCACCGACCGTAGTAAAGTCACTGATTGCTTCGAGTGTTTGTGCAGCACCATGTGGAGATGTGTCTAGTGACAATGACGGGAGCGTGTCAACAAACGTACTTAATGAAGCAGGATATTGATATACAAAACTATCAAGTGGAATAGAAACAGGAGCAATGTATGAGTATCTAGCTCGTTGTTCTCTCTTTAGTTGCCCACCGCAAATATTCCAATATGCTCGTAAATTGTTTACTGCTGTTGTGTTACCCGTTTGCTGAATATTTGCAATTTCAGTGTTAGCTTGAGTAATATAGGCCTGAACCACTGCATTCATTGTTGTTGGCCATCCAGATGTACCGGCTGTAGTATTGGTTCCACCTGTAGCAACTGTTCCGTCAGTGTTAACAGCCAAAGTTGCAGTAGGAGGACATTCAATTGATACTGTATAAGTCGATGGAGCCGCAGTAAGACTTACAGTTACTGGGGTTATTCCTACTAGTCTACCAAAAGTGCCACCGTCATTGGAACCTGCGTTTGCGTCATTCGTGTCAACGATTCCAGTTGTGGTGAAGTTTGAGAGTCCTGATGTGAATGTTATTGTTGGATTTGGAGCAGTACCTCTACCATAACCGCCGCCTGCATCCGTAAATGTCAATCCAGTGATTGTATATGTGCCTGGTCCAGTATATGCAGGAGAACAAATTATACCCGATCCTGCTGCGGTAGCAGCTTCCCATTCAACTGCTAGTAGCAACTGCTGATAAATGTTATACAGTTTTGTTGTCTGCAACTGTGATATGCGTTGCTGAATTAACTGCCAAGGGTAGGGCAATCCAGACATACATCCAAAGAAATCAGACATAGTATAAGAACCATTTGGCCCACTTCCCAACGCTGTTACTGAGGTTACTGCATTTGTAGCATCTTGATTAGTTGGCTTGCTAGTTCCTGCTATTAGATTCAAATCTGATGTATTTTCAATTCCCTGAACAACTTTAGCAAACTTTTGGATGTTGCAATTTCTGATATTTCTAATCTGTTGCATAGAATATGAAAATGCACCTGCTGCAAGTGCTTGGTCATAAGGTATGATGTTTACCAAATACGAGGCAAATCCAGTAGGTAGTTGATTGTAATTTGAAGGATTGAGAGTGCTGGTAAATGTAGGTGGAGTGCCACTTGGAATAATCGTACCTACGTAACTTTGAATTGCGGGGGTATCGATTGCTGCGTTTACTCCACCGTTGTTATAAATCAGATAATATGTTTTGCTGTTTGTAGGTAATCCCATTGTTCCGTTGTACACTGGTACAGTGAGCGATGGGTAACTGTTAGGGAACAGCATTTTGACATTTAGTAGATCAGCTAAAGTGTTCAGTCCCTGAGTATTACACTTCATTGCTGCTAGAATTGTAGTTAGATTTACACCAGCAATGATCAGAAATGCACCGTAAATCATCTGTTCTTGTGCAGGCGTTACATTAGGTGTCTTGCCTGAAACAATCGATGAAATGTCGGTAGTAGACATTCCTGCCGACAACAATGCCAAATTTAGATCCTGAGTGATGGCAGAATTCTTACTCAGATTGACTAAAAGATTCGATGGCAATCCAAATGTAGAAATGTTTTTGAGGTCAATCGCATTACCTAGATTCACTAAATCAGTTCCGAATGCTGAGGTAGATAAACTTACTCCTGCGATATCAGCACTAATCAAGTCATTCATGTTACTATACACTCCATCTAAGAATGTATTAGAATTGCTTGCTGCTTGGATAGTTTGATTTGCGGCAGTCAAATACCCATACGATGATTGGAACGATCCACAGAAATCTTTGTAAGATGGAGTTGTTTGTGTAGGACTAGCGCCATTCCAATTGAACTCATTCCAAGCTTGGAGTGCGTGGAGTCTAACATATCCCCACTGTGTAACTGATGCGTTCGTGTTAGTTGTGTCATATGGTAGCCAAGTCGCGCTTTGTTCTTGTCCTGTATTACCTGACAAAGGATATCCTGATGTAGCTTGTCCTGACCAAACATTAGCTGGATCCTCAACTACATACGCAGGAGGAACTGCATTACCTAATGCAGGCAGCGTAGTAGATCCAATAGTGATCAAATTATTATATGTAGCATTGCTTAGTGTTGCGTTGCTGTTTGCTGGGCCTCTCAAATACCCGTCATTGATGGCCCAGGTCAACAAACGAAGTGCAGTTTGACTTACCACTGTACCAAAAGTGTAATTGGCATTTGTGTTGCTTGAACCCATGTAGCCAGCAGCCACAGGATTTATTGTTAGACCTGTACTGTTTAGTAGCGATCCTAATACGTTAACGCCCAATGGGCTTTGTTTACCTGAGTCTGCCATAGTTCTTTCTTATGGGCAATTCACGTTAGGGCTACCTTGTGAAATCGAATGACCGCATGTGTCACCCGAACCCACCCGAAGCACAGCATTGTTTTCTGCAAAAACAGTGGGACTACCTTGAGTAGTCTTTGCTGAGTTGTGTGGACCTCCGCCTGGATGCGGAGTAATATCACTTACATGAACACCGACGGCGATGCCGTTAGCGAACACTGTTGATGCTCCCTTTACGATCTTACCGCCGCCGTTATTCTGGTCGCCTTTACGTGAAAGTGCTGCCATTTCTTTCCTTTAACCTAGTATAAGCTTCTTATCTGGAATTTTGATTCCAGTTGTTGCTTCAATGTACTTGACTTTCACACTGTGATCAGTCAAGGCAGTGATAGCAACGCTCTTACTATTTAGTCGTGTTTCAGACTTGGGGTCTGCGGTGAACATGCCGATCACCAAACCTACTCCCTGTGGAGCAGGGGTAACTGCTAGTGGTTCATAAATGAGAATATCGTCCCCGTCTACTCCCAAAACCTTAGTTACTAATTCTTCTCCGCTGTTCAACTTGAACGTGTAAACTTCATTAACTGTATAATTCACTAATATTTCCTTATGCTGCTTCTGATAATAATTTGGTGCGTAGTTCGGGGAATCCACCTACTAGTTCACCGTCAATAAAAATCTGAGGTACACTGCGGGCTTCTGGAACGGCTTCAAGCAAATCTTCTCTAGTATATTCTGCACCAATCTTGCGTTCTTCAAATTCAATGCCCTTCTGTGTTAACAATGCTTTTGCCTGCATACATGCTGGGCAACTTTCTTTACTCCATACCACTGCCTTCATATTCTTTCTCCTTTATAGAATCAATACTTATTGTAACATTATTGCGTGATGTATTCAACGATAATGGAATAAATAGATGTGAGTCGCGGGACGGCAATCCCCACTCACTCTAACGCTAGAAGGAGCATCAGTATGACAACTATTTATTACGTATATGCCTACCTAAGAACAAACGGAACTCCGTATTATATAGGGAAGGGCAAAGACAACAGAGCCTATCAACAACACAGGCGCAATAACAGAGGAGTACATACTCCTACTGATCCCGATCGGATTGTGTTCCTAGAAACCAATCTATCTGAAGTGGGAGCTTTTGCACTAGAACGAAGATACATAAGATGGTATGGACGCAAAGACAATCCCGAGAATCCCGGAATACTTCTCAATGAGACCGACGGTGGTGAAGGTGCGACTGGAATAGTCATCACTACTGAACAACGAGAGATTCGCAGAATCAACTCCTCTATCCACAGTAGGGCTTTAGTCAGTGAAGGTAAACACCCATGGCAAAATAAGCACTGGGAAACACCGGAAATCAAAACTACTAAAGGCAAGAATCTTGCTAACAAACTAAAATCCGAAGGGAGATTGGGATTTCAACAGGGTTATGCTGCTCGGGCGGGTGCGATAGGTGGGAAAATAGGCGGAGCTATTTCAGGCAAACTAAACAAAAATACTATTGCGGTAATCAATAAGGCGGGAGAATCTCAAAGAATTCCAAATAAGGTATATAACACGCTAAAAGCTGATATGATTCAGCAACGAATTCCTCTTGCAAATTGGGAATTCGTTACTGTTAGATCATATGAGGGGCAGAGCCGCTATCAAAAATTTGGCAATTCGTCATAGTCAAGATGGTCTGACATTACTCCGATCACATACGAGGTGCTTTCAGATTCTTGCAAGGCCGTTTGTTTTTTGGAGGTATCCGTATGCTTATTGAACCATGGGATAGGAGTAGTCTTTGGTGCTGGATTCCAGTATTTAATGCCGATCTGTTTAAGAGCGTCTACGGCGTTATAGTCAACAAAGTCTACCATGATGCGTTCGTTAAGACCGATGACTGGACCCTTCTTGAAGAGATATCCAGCCCATTCCTTTTCTTCACGAATCACATCTTCGTAAATTTTACGTACTTCTGCTTCGCAATCTACTTTGGCTTTTGCGAATCTTGCATCTTCCTTGACAACCTGATTGATCATCCAAGCAGTCCATTCCTTATGCAACAGTTCATCTTGTAGAATCAAGCTGATGATATTACCGTTACCCATGAAAATCTTGTTCTCAACCATTGCAAGACTGGTGGCAAACGACACCATGAATCTAAATGCTTCAAGCGCATAGCTTGCATGAAGTGCTAACCAAATAGCATTGATATGCGCTTGCTCATCAACTTCTTGACCGATTTCCTTCTTACAATTGAGCATATGCAAGTCATCATAATACTTGCCTACGCTTGCAGCCATGTCAATGATTTCCTGAGTATCGTGAATCGTGTTGAACACTTCCTTAGGGACATTATAAATATTGCGAATGATGTGCGAGTATGAGCGAGAATGGATGTTTGTTTCGAAAAACGACCAATTACTCATGATTGCTTCAAGTTCAGGAATAGAGCAGACAGGGGTGAAGACCTGTGCTGGTGCTCTGCCCTGCAAGCTGTCAAGTGCAGTCTGTCTAAGAACATTGCCCGTAAAGATGTGAGCAATCGCTTCGGATGCATCTTTCATATCGTTTGCATCTTTAGTAAGACTTACTTCTTCTGGAACCCAAAAGAATCCACGAGCAGTTTGCTCAATCTTCTGTAGCTTCTGATACTTGACTTCTTCAAAACGCTGGATCGTTACAGGT